TCAGTATTAACTATTACTTTCTTTTCTACTTCATTCGTTTTTTCAGTATTAACTATTACTTTCTTTTCTACTTCATTCGTTTTTTCAGTATTAACTATTACTTTCTTTTCTGTTTCTTCAACTTTGGGAGTTATTATTGATAAATTAAACTCTAATGCCTTAATACGAATTAAAGACTTTCTTATATGACGAGATAATTTACTTAATGTTTTATGAATATTTTTAATCGATTCTCCAGAACCTCCTCCAGCACCATCCTCTTTTCCAAAGACTGCTGATGAAACAGTCTCTACATTTAACTTAGGTGTATCAGGTTTCTTTATGTTTAAGTTAGATTCCACTCTTTTGTTGTGCCTTTAGGTTTTCTTCTTCAATGTATTGTTGAAGTAGAGCAAGATAAACTTCTCTCTCCCACGGAATCATATTTTCTAGTTCTGTTAATGAATATTTATGATGTTGCATCAAAGCAAAATTTATCTTGTAGTATGACTCAAGATTTGTATGAGCCATACCTAACTGAAAAAACTTGCCAATCCTTCCAGAACAATTTCAGACTCTACACCAGTTTTTGGATTCTTTACAGCAATAGTATGAGAAAGTTTTGGCATCGTAGTAAAGAACTTCTCAATTTGTTTGAATTGTTTAGTATTCAATTGTTCAATAAACTCATCCATTTCTTTCTTTGAATATTCTGATGCTTCCCAACTTTCTTCAGAATTATAAATCATTTCAACACAAGATGTAATCATTGAAAGTGATTGTCCAATTTCACTTGCACCTTCTGTTGTTTCAAAATTATTCTCGACAAATTGTTCCAGTGATGGATACTTGAGTTTCAATGAAAGTTCATCATCAAGTTTGATAATATTTTTATGTCCCCTATTCTTCTGAACTTTAATTGAATCAATATCAATCGACATTTCTACCTGAGTCTCTCCATCATCAGGACAAGTAATATTTACATCAACGGTTTCACCAACAGACTTTGATCTAACATTTAGAAATAGATACTCAATATCAAAAGTCGCAAGAGATTCTACTTTAACATCTTTCGAAATAATACAATCTGAAAGAATTTGAACAATTGCATTGGTAATCTCTGTCATATCTTCAGACTCCATTGCCATAATTAGAATCTTTTCTTCTCTCACAAGAAAAGGTCTATATTTAATTTTCTTTCCCGTCGAAGGCAACGTCAAATCATACGTTGGAGTATTAATCTTAGGTAAAGGCATAGTAATTGATATAATTCAGTTATTTTTATTTAGATGGTCAACCTGAAGGTCTACCTGCTCCAAATGTTCCATCCCCAAATGTTCCATCACGACCATTTCCAGTATTTCTTAATTGTTCTGTTGGTGTTGCTGCTCGTTGTGCTGCCCCTTTCGGTTCTTTTTGTGGTGTTGGAGCCTTTGGTGTTTCTACTTTTGTTCCAGGAACCTTTGATTTTGCTTCTGGATCTACCCTATCAAATGTCAATGATGAAGTTTCTTTATTTCCATTATTAGTAGTTTTTGGATTTATAATATATCGATCATAATTAAAAGAAACATTAACTTTTAATATACTAGCTCCACCATAACTAAGTGGAATAGAAGTTATTAATTTTGGAAATGCATTAAAAAACTGATAATCTAATTGGGGACCATTATCTCTCTCAAATTTTGAAATAAACATTGTCTGTGTCTTATAATCATCAGGATATCTCATCCTACGATAATAATTTCCATTTTCTTCTTTCATATTATCCATAGATTCACTTCCTCCTGCAATATAATCAATCCAACCCTCAAATATTCTTAAATTTTTATAATCATAATCAATATAAAAACTAAAATCAATATCAGTGTATAATCTAGTATGTGCAAATTCTTGAGGAATTCCAATAAAGTCATTTTTTATTTCAGTAGTTGCAAGAGAACTGGATGGAAGTGAAGCTTCGAAACAAAGAAGACTTCCTTTACGTCCCATATAATTGACTATATCCTTTATTCCAGTTTTACTCTCTATATTTGTAACAACTTTTCCCGGAAGACCACTGAAAGTTACTTGATATTGATTAGATTGTGAAAGTCTCCCAAATATATCTTTTGCTTCCTGTGTTTTTATACTTTTTACATAAGGACGAGCCACTCTAAATACCTATACGACTACTTTATTATTAGTTATTTAGATGTCATATAAGGGATATTATAAATAATATAGAATAGCAAGTTCTTCAGTATGAAAAAAGAATATACTTAGAATACAAAAAATCTTAATACGATACTTGGAATAGATTCTAATATTGAGATAATTTCAGAATCATATGAAATTGAATCTAATAGTGGTTGTGATGGAGCAAATAATGGTTTTTATGGAAAAAAGCACACAGAAGAAACTAAAAAAATATTAAGAGAAAAAACATTAGAACTATGTAAGGATGAAAAATTCAAAATGACAAGGGCAAATTTTGGAGAAAAAAATGGAATGTATCAAAGTACCCGATTTGGTGAATTAAATCCTATGTGGAAGAAAAAACATTCAGAAGAAACAAAATTAAAACAAAGCAACAAAAGAAAAGAATGGTTTAAAAATAATGAAAATCCTATGAAAGGAAAAAAACTTTCCAAAAAACAAAAAGAGAAAATATCGGAAAGAAACAGTAAAGAATACACATTAATAAATTCTAATGGTGAAATAGTAAAAATAAAAAATCTTACCAAATTTGCCAGAGATAATAATTTGAGTATTGGGTGCTTACAACAACTCGTTGCTGGAAGAAATAAGACGCATAAGGGATGGAAAAATGCCTAAAAAAGAATATCTACAAGGTAAATATAAACCATCAAATCCAGAGAAGTATAAAGGAGATGTTTGCAATATCATTTATAGAAGTAGTTGGGAAAGAAAATTTCTCTACTATTGTGATATGAATAAAAATATTATAGAATATTCTAGTGAGGAGGTTGTTATTCCCTACAGATCACCAGTAGATAACAGATACCACAGATACTTTGTTGATTTCTACATCAAATATAAAGATAATAACGGAAAAATAAAAAAAGCACTTATCGAAATAAAACCATTCAGACAAACAAAAGAACCTAAAGTCAAAAAAAGAAAGACAAAAGGTTATATCTATGAAGTCGTTGAGTATGCTAAAAATCAGGCAAAGTGGGATGCCGCCAAAGAATGGTGTTTAGATCATGGTTATGAGTTTCAGGTACTAACTGAGAATGAATTATTTTAATTATATCGTTAATAAAGAAGGTATTAAGTAATGGCAAGAACGATCAAAAGAGGTGGAAGAACGGGAAGATCATATTATTATGTTTCTCAGACTGGTGAAGTAACTTACAGTAGTGATCCAAATATAAAAGTAGGTTCTAATGTTTATGATGATGGAGTTTTAAAAAATCCAAATAGACCAACAGATGATGATAATAATCGAGTAAGAAATATTGTTAATAATTTAAAAGGGAAAACATCAGATGATAAAATGCTAGAAATATTAGAAGCAGTTAAAGGTTCTGCAACTCCTGTTCCAATTCCTGGAAAATTTTATACTTATATTTACATTGCTAAAACTCCAAACATAAGATATGATCAACATCCATTAATTGCCTGCACAAATATTTTTAAAGAAAAAGAAAATATATATTTTATAGGACTTAATTATCATTGGGGAGATTATAGAAAATATCGTTTAGATAGAACAGTAGGTCAAATATATGAGGTGTATGCAGGAGAAATCTCTGACTTGAGAGAAATTTCTTATGGTAAGTTTCTAAATACTTAGAAAAAGATAAATGGCAGAACCTTTAAGATATCCACTAACAACATTTACAGATAAAACTGACTATTTGAAAATTGCTATTGTTGATTATATACCTATTGGAAAAAACTCTAATAACGAATCATTAGTTGGATCGCCACAATCTAGAAAAAATCGAGGCAAAAACCTAAAGGAAGTAATTTTACTTCCAATGCCATCCAATATCTCAGATAATAATGCCGTAAAATATAGTGACTCCAGTTTGAATAGTATTATCGGTGCTGCTGCTAGTGGTGTAGTTAGTATTATGGAAGCAGGTGCTACAGAGGGAAACGCAGTAACCAAACTACAAAAGGCTTATGATAGTGCATTACAGAGTGGAAGTAATGTCGCAAATGCTGCTGGTGGTATAAGTGGAATTCAGGGTTTTGCAACAAGGAAACTTGCCTCTGCAGCAATTGGTACTATAGGTGGTAATATTACTCCAGACCAACTATTAGCAAGAACTAATGGGGAAATTTTAAATCCAAATTTAGAATTATTATTTAATGGTCCAACTCTTAGAACTTTTAGATTTCAATTTAAAATGGTGCCAAGATCCAAAGACGAAGGTAAGAAAATTAAGGAAATAATAAGAGCATTTAAACAATATATGGCACCGAGAGTAGAAGGTGCA